TCAGAGCCCTGGCACGACGACATGGTCTTCATTCGAAACAATGTTCGGTTGGTTCGGCGTACTGCAGGCAATCTTTTGTGTCGTGACGATTGTCGTATCGGGTAGGCACTCGGCGGCAACGGATGCGGCTTGCTTTGGCGATATTGAATGCGCGGCCCAAGCCGCCATGGCGACGCCGACCAAGGTCGATACACCTCCCGCGAGAGTGCCAACACCATCAGCAATAGATTTGACACCGTTCGCAATTGCATTGAAGGCGGCCACAATGGCATTGGCCTGATCGCCGGTGACATAGTGAAGAGACACACCGTAGACCGCGATACCAGCTGCGGCCGTAGCGGCACCGGCGGTGTAGGAGACCGCATGCCGCCCGATAGAGAAGGCAGCCACACGGATTGCCGCCAAGGTTTCCTTTGGAATCTTCATGATCTCGCTCCTACGAGTGCCTGTTTAACCATCTTGTAGAGCGCGGCGATTGTTTGCGCCTTGTCATGGCCATTCACGCAGGCGCGCGCACCGACAGGATCTTCGTTATGCATATTGAAAAACTCGGAGAGCTTGCGGCCCGTGTAGAGGCCTTGCTCCAAAGCGGCGAATAGAGCTGGTGCCGCATAGTCCATCTGGAGCAGGAGATCTGGATGATTGATGCAGTCAATGCCGAGCAGCCTCGAGAGCTTGAGATAATTGGCGTACCAGGTCGTCTGCACGAGACCGCGCCCGTAATAGACCTGCAGCGTATGGGGGTTTGCAATGCCGTAAGGCTTGCCCCGGCCCTCATCGATCTCACGCCGTGGCGCAAGCGTCCATTGCGTCTCCCAAAAGGCGGTAGCAAGGTCATAAGCAAAGAAGCGAAGATCCATGTCGGGATCGTGCTTTGCCGCGAGATCGACGATCTGCCCTGCACGTACAGCTCTCGCCGGATCAGAGAGGTGAAAAGGCGCATGCACAAGCGCCGCGCATAGCTTTGCGTGGTCGTACATCAATGGCTCATTGCGGATAGGATTGCTGTGGGGATGAGAAAAAGCGCCGGAACGTGCCCGCAGGGCTGGCGGGCCCAGTGGCGCGCGGTTCGCTGCTCTTTTGGAACCGAATTCGCGAGCCTGCCTAAGGCGGATCGGCGATCATGTGCCAAAAGACACACTCCGCGCTCAAGAAATGAAGGAAACTTAACGGGTTCTTAAACGTTAGTTCTTCGACATAGGGGAAAAGCCATGGAAAGAATGCCGGTCTTCTTTGCTGTCTCGGCTTGGTGCCTGTTTACGGCCGTGATCGCGACCACACACTTCTCGGACGATACTCCGACCCAAAGCGTTGCTTTTTCTTCCCGCACATTGGATCAGGCCGTAGAAACGTCAGGCAAAGTCATGACGGGCCGGAGCGCAGCGAGAAGCAATAGCCCCTATGGTTCGCTCTTTATCGATCCATCGCTCGGTGCCGAGACGTCCTCCCCGGCAGCGAAGCCGACGTCCAAAGATCTCACTGCGGGCTGATCCTGGCGCTCTGGAGGCCAAGCTCAGAGCGAATATTTATCAGGCCGACGCTGGGACATTCGTTCCAACGACCTTCCAAGCCGATGCTGTGTAGACCACAAGGCTCCCGGTACCAGCACCGGCAGCCTCTTGCACGCCTGCCCCATTGAAAACCCGGGCGTTCGAGGCATAGGCAATGGCGCCGGTTACGCCGGTTGGCAGAGTCGCCACCGTATATTGGCCAACACGCACGGGGCCGCTGACGTCTAGCTTGGTCGCAGGGCTCGGTGTGCCGATGCCAATCGCGCCTGTGGAACTATTAATGGATAGAGCTTCGCTCCAAGCGCTTCCATCTCCGGAGACTTTGAAGTGGAAATTGTCATCGCCCATGAGACCGATCTCGGCCCGGCCTGAATAGGCATCTTGAAAGAGGAAAGACGCCGTATTTGCTGCGCTCGCCTTATTGACCTTCACCTGAAAACTACCAGCCGTGTTGAACAAAGCCGCCGATCCATAGACCGACAGCGGGTTCGAAGGGTCAGCCGCTGTCCCAATGCCGAGGGCGGTCACATTTCCAGGCGGATTGGACAACATCGGCCATCCCCCTACTGTAACGCCATCATGCACGACAAGACGATTGTTCGTTGTATCGACGACGACCTCGCCGACTTTTCCAACGAAGGTCGATAGAAACGACCAGGCCTCGCGAAGAAGTTGAAGTCTAATACTCATGAAGATGCAACCCCAAGATCGATAAGGTTCGGATAGGGATCGGAAGCCAGCCCGAAATCGTCAGCTTGCGTAGCCGTGCCGCTTGCAAGGCCACAATCGAGGTTCGTCCCAACTGCCAAGGCCTGCGCAACAGGACCTACCCTGCCGGAGCCAACTGGTGTGTAAGGATAGGCAACACAACTGCTGAGATCTTGAACAGCATTGCCGAAGACATTGAAGCTCTGGAGCTTCAGATAAAAGGTCTGGCCAATATAAAGCGCCGGTAGCTGATATTTGAAGATGGCCTCGTCGAGCCGCGTAAAGGCAGCACCGCTTGCATGGGCGGCTGGTGTCGAGCCATAAAGCCCGCGCGCCAAGCCGCTGAGAGCGTAAGCGTTTGGGGCCGTCAAAGTCGCCGTCTCGAAGGCGAGGAGTTCGCTCCCGACAATCGCCAATGTCCCGGCGTTTTCAGCGCCCTGCAACGTCGTTGAGCTCAAAGCGCCCCCGCTTTCTGCAAGGCTGACGGATAAGGTATTTACGCCGTCGATCATGGTGAATGGCGGGCTTGAGCCACTCTGCCCCGCTGCGAAAGCAAGCGGCGCCGTCAAAAACGCCTGCCGTGCTGGGGCGGTCATAATCCCGACGGACGCATAACTCACATTATCGGCCGAAATCCAGACAATGGCACCACCCCAGTTCGGATCCGCACTGCCCGATGGACCGCCCGACGCGCCGATCCACACTTCTGCCTGACCGCCGGTCGTTAAAGCCGCCGGTGGCTCGAAAATAAGAGGCGCATGGATCGCATCTGGCGCGATGTTGCGGTCGATCGTATTACCGGACGAGGTTTGCGTGGGATAAGCAATAGTCGTTGCCGTTCCGGCCGGAAACTCTTCCGCCGTCACGCTTAGAAGGCCGCTCTCATCTTCCTCAATTTCAGTGATGCGCACAGTCGTAGCGTTCAGTCCCAGACCTATATCCGTGATATCGATGAGATCCATCGGCTCCAGCAAGCAATATTCCCAGGATAGCTTGAAGGTGTAGCTGTTACGGATGTAAAGCCCGCGTTGCAAAATGAGCTGCGCCATCGTCGCAGCAATAGACGCATCGCAAACCTCATGTCCGATGACCGTAGAGGCAATACGCAACCCATAAAGATCGATGGCATTCTGATCGAAAGCCGTCGCTGGAGTGGCCGCATAGGCATTGCCACGATCGAGATATTCGACCGACTGCCAGTTGGATGCGGCATAAGCATCGCTCCGCGATACCTGCACCGGGTCTGTTCCATCCTGGCCGACAAAATCATCATCCGTGAGACTATAAACTGGCATCAGATTAGGGACGAATGTTACCGAGCCGCCCGCATAAAGCGTACCCGTGATGGCGCTATCTCCATAAGGGATGAACTTCAACTTCCCATCCGACCAGATCGCCGCCGTGTTGGTCAATTGAAGCCAACGCGACAGGATACTGTTGGCCGCTTCCTGGTTCGTCAGCGCAGGCGATAAGGCGAGCCCCGCCGCCATGCAATAGGCTTGATAGGATGCACCGCCAGAACCGCCAAGAAGCGTTGTCGCATCAATACTGGCTGGCGGAAAACCCACCCCATATTGCGCATTCGTCAGAAAATCCTGAATCACGAGCGCCGGATCGGCATCATGCGCATTGATCACAGCGCTCTCGTAGAGCGGACCATAGACTTCGACATAACTGACACTTAGAGACGCGCCAGAGCCAAGCGAAAAGTTTGGTGAGGCCACATAAGCAAGGCCTGGATAGGTCAATACCTCATCGGCGTGTTGGCTGGCAAGGTAACCCCACGCCGTTTGACTATTTGTGCCTAAAAAGGCGGACCAGCCGAGGTCCGCTAGAGAATAGGTGCTTTGTCCCTGCCAGATCGTCCCAATAGCGGTAATGGGCCCTTCGCAAAGCCCAAGCATGATAGCAGTTTGATAATTATAGCTTGAAACCGTCGCTCCCGAGCCGCCACCGCCCTTCCCGCCACTGCTCCCAGATGTATATTGCGGGATCGCTGCGAAATCATCGTTCCAGATAATATTCGGCGCAATCTGGTTGATTCCCCAAACGATGGTGATCGGAATCGCATTGCTTGAAGTCTGAAGCTGGAGCCCGGTGTAATCTGGTGTAACGACGGGCGAGCTTGCATGATGACCGCCCAAGGTTCACTCCTTCCAATAGGAAAAGAAACGGCGCTCGCGATATGGAGCGGCAAGATCGGCATTCTGCGACAGCTCCTCCTCGAGCACGCATCCAGCCGGGCGATAGGCATGCACAAACGTCAGTGGATCTGCCTTGGTTACAATGCCGCCATGACTGAAACACCGCCCGTAGCGAAACACAATAACATCGCCGGGCCGGGCGTTTTCGACTTCATGACAGTGATCGAAGACAAAGCCGAGATAACGCTCTTCGCTACGATGGAGATGCCAATCCGCAGTGTATGGCCTTGGATCAAAGTATGCACAGAGACCTGTATCGACGAAGCTGCGGACGATTAACATGCCGCAATCGACGCCTGCCCCGCGCACATCAGCCGCATGATGGTAGGGCGTCCCGATCCAGCGTCTGACTTCAGTTACAACACGACATCGCTGCAGATGTGGATTATCGACACCAGCGATGGAACAATCGTTCATGATAGGATTATCTTTCATATACAATAGTTGACGTTACTCAAGAGCATCGACGCACGGAAATCATGATGCTCTTGAAGGATCTATTGCCACGCTCAATAGGCCGCTGCAGGAGGCGGTATGAATGGAAATCCTCTGAAATTTGCAACGTTGTTAAATTGTGTCTGGCAAACCGTCTTCGTATGCGCGCAACCCTGATAGGCCGTAAAGCTGTCACCTATAGAGGGGATGTTTGGCAAAGCGGCACTCAAAGTGACATGCCCAGCAATTGCCGCCTTGATATTTGCAGAAACGCCAGCATTAACGCCCGAAGAAAACACAAGCGTTCCTTGTGTGAAGTTTTGCGTTGCGCCACTCCAGACAATCGCGGTCGCCGTCGAGCCGCTCGCCACAGTGCCTGTCACGCCATAAGCATTTTTCACGAGCCCGCATCCAGAATCATAGAGAACATGCACGCATTGCGGCGAATAGAGATTTCGCGGCATATTCATATCGAGCAAAACGAGATCGGAATTTACTGTAATCTCGGCCGTTGTTCGGCCCACACTATCAACCGCACCGACACGGCCTTTGAACAGGAGAACGCTGCCGAGCGGAGCCGCACTCCAGCTTGTCAAAAACGCCCTCTCCCGCTGAACTTGACACCCATCGAGAACGCCGTTTCGAACCGCCTGAAGAAAAGGCACGCCGCCGACCGTATCCGATACCCTGGCGCTGATCGTGATCTTTTGCTGATCGACATCGAGGCCTGTTCCACATTTATATTGAAGACCGTCGATCAGGATTGAATTCGCGAGATATGTGTAGCCATTAAGAGAAATTGAGACGTCGGCATTCGTAAACGTGAGAATAAGACCAGTTCGCAAAGTGAGCGTGTAGCAATCAGCCATCAGGATTGGTGCATCGCGTTGCGCACGTAACGTGTTGAGAAAAGCGTTGAGGGTGGGAGAGGTCGATCTCACGGCTTGACACTCCGGAATTTCAGCGAATCTAATTTCCATAGTCCCGCCATGAAGTTTTCGAAGTCGTTCTGATCGTCGAGGAAGCGGCAGACGAAGCCATAAGAAAAATCTGCTGTAATCACAGAGCCGCTCGCCGGAGCGTTGGTAAAAGTCAATGAATTCGGCTGCGTCAGGCTCCAGCCACTCGTCTGAACAATGCCTGCCAGAGAAACACTCGAAATAGCAGTGACCCATGACACAGGCTCAGTGTAGCCTCCAATGGTTCTCTGCAGCGTGAAAATCTCGGTCGATCCATCGCCGCTCGCAATAACTTGTTCGCTCACAGCATTATCGGTTGGGTCGATATACAGGAAAGTTCCGAATTGTCCTTGGCATAGCAGATAAAATCCCATCAATGTTTGCAGTGAAAGATCTGCAAGACCCAACCGGGATGAGTCCGAAGCGAGACCGTCATAGGTCAATTCAAACTCATAAAGGGGGGCCGTATAGAGAGCACTTCGGACTTCGCGGCCCGAAATATGGCCAGCCACCCGCGTCGCAAATGTAGGACGTTTATGCACGGACCAGCCTTGGCCTGGAAGAGTGGGAAAAGAAGGCGGCACGGTCATGCGAGAACACTCTGAAGCTTCAAGGATTGCAGCGTAAACAGGCCTGTCATAAACTCCTCAAGATCTTGCTGGTCCTTGGTAAACCGGCATAGCAACGGTCCACCCAGGCCGAGAGCTGACGGCACATCGAACTCGAAAGCCAGAGCCTCACCCCGCGTCTTGCCGAAGAAGCCGCAAATCGTCTGTAAGTCTTCGAGTAGGGCCGTGGTCAACACATCGAATGTCAACTCGATCTCCCATGATGGGATTGAGTAGCGTGCCGATCGTGTCGATCGGCCAGACACATGCTCCGTAAGTGTCGTTGCAAAAACCGGCGTGAACCGTACAGACCACCCCTGCGCTGCGAGAGTCGGAAAGGCTGCAACTGCTGAAGGTGATGGCACCGGATCGGGTATGTCTGGGACGAGGTAGGGCCCTTTGCCGCTTAGCCATTGTCCGGTACGCCAATTCCCCGCGTCACCCCATATATCGGTCAGGACCGGAAAAGCTGGAAACGGCCGTGCATCCCAATTCCACACCGACATAAATGTCGGCTCAACCATCTTGATCCCAGTCGCCGAGATCATGTTATTGCCGTCGCTGATCCAATATTCATAGATCGCACGGAGGTATAGCTGCTGAATTTCTGCATCTTCCCGGGGCCGAAAGCTGCCGCCAGCAGAGGGCTCCCAGGCCGACCAAAACGGTGTGAAGCTCTCAGACGACTTCGGATCGAAGAAGACATTCGGCTGGTTGGTTCCACGATCGCAGGCAGCAACACCATATTCGGCAAAGGTGATGGACTTCGATTGCGCTACCCACTGCGATGGCGGACCGTGGGGCGCATACCCCTGCCCATCGCCATTGTCGTAAACGGCCTGATGGGTATTGTTCCACCACCAGCGAAGCTGCTTATTCGCAAGCAACTGCTGATTTGCATAATAGGGCTGGCGGGTCTGCGTCAGACGATCGCCCTGCGGCAGCGAGATGCGGAGATCAGTCCCATTGGGGTCGAGACCAATGCCTGCATTATCGCTGTCAGCATAGAACCAATTAAACTTTTCACCGCCCTCTATATTGGCCTTGAGGTAGTCGAGGTTGTAGAGCGTCGGCTGACCTTCGAGGCCGAGACCATTCATCACTACCGTTGCAGGCGGCCAGATCTTTGGTACCGGATCACTCCAATGGATCACGTCAAGGCCGCCCGTGCCAGTCGTCCAATCCGAAAGTGGCAGATAATTATCGAAGCAGACAAGATCTATGTTGCCATGCGCATAGAGCGCATCGAGATGCGGCCACTGGCCATTCTCACCCGGGTGCTGATAACCCATCCACACAGACCAATCGGCTGAGTAGGAGATGAGGTTTTTCAACCCGGTAAGGTCCTTCGTAAAACCCGCAGTGTCGAAGACAGAGCGGACATCGTTGGCAAGCTGACTCAGGCCAGTGACGAAAGGATAATCCCAGCTTGCCCTGCCGTCATCACTTGTGACTCCGGCCTTTGTCCAAGCCGGGCCACGCACGGTTTCCAGTCCACGAAACTCCGATCCAAGCAAGAAAAGATCGACGCCGCCCGCAATGACACACAAATTGGCATAATGCAGGATCATACGCCGATAGGTGTAATCGGTAGCTGATCCTGCATAGGACACCGTGAGATTGACTGTATCTCGTACAAACTGCGGCGGAGTCGCAGAGCCGAAAAAAGCATTGATCGCCGCCGTTGCAGCCTCAGACACATCGGAGCCGGTATAGGTCATCCGGCCACGCCATGGAAATCCCAGTGCTGTCATGAGAACAAACGGATAAAAGGTGACACGCAGACCACGTGCTTTTAAATCCCGAATACAGCGAACAACGGATTGATCGGAGGGCGTGCCACCATAAACAAAGGATCCCGCAGGCGCAGAAGATCCCGTCGAAGAACCGCTGCTTTGCGGCAGCGGAATAAGCCCGGCGCTCGCCTGTGTCATCCCCGAGCAACGCCAGTCGTCGCTCGTGCCAGAGGCCTGTTGAAACGAACCATTAATATAAGTCGTCGATGGATAAATCTGACAGGCCGTAACGTCTGTCGAGCTGGCGAACCACGCGACAACAATTGCCACTGTTTCACAGTCTGGGAACTGCGCCTGTAGTTGGTCGATCGCGAGCGTATAATCAGTGGTTGTACCTGCACCACTAAAACCGTAGCGGTTGATCGAGGCAGGTGTAGCTTCCGTGATACGCTGGCCAAGATAGGCTATAGTGTCATAGGCAAACTCGCCCGTCGAAGGCAGAAGATTGACACCTTTGATGAATGACATGCTTGGATCTCACCGAATATCAATCGAAAAGGTCTGCCTATGCGGCTCTAAGCCGAGAGATTTTTCAGACCGAGATGCGCGCCAAGCCGTACGCCTTCGCTCACTGTGCGTAGGATGGTCTTACTATTACCCTTGATCCAACGCTTCACATCGCCGGAATCCAAGGCCTGGATATTGAAGTTCGTCGCATGGTGCACGGTGATCTGCCCCGCCCCACCGTTCGCGGAGGCATTCGACATAACCGCTTGCGCCCAAGGCGTCGCCGATGCAGGCACGATCATTTCACCCTGATGGACCTGAGCAATCATGTCCGATGGCAAAGACCAGGCTCCCACGGCAAAACTCGCCATTCCCGCCACCAAGGATTCTCCGGCTGCGGCAGGCCCAGCAGCAGCAGGTCCCATAAGTGGCGAGAGAAAACCAAAAATGCCGGCGAAGGCCTCTTTGGACGAAGCTAAAATTTGGCTCACCATGGCGCTGAAATTGGCTGAGGTGGAGGCGGCGGCGCCTGCCACGACCGAACTTGTCCGTGCGGTCTCTCCCGCAGCGACAGCGGTTGTTTTCGCAGTCTCAGCTGCCTGCGTTGTCGTGACCTGCGCCAATTGCCCAGCCGCCCAATCGGCGACCGACCGGATACGCGCCTGAATGAAACTCTGCAGAATCGAGAGTGCAACGCTTTGTGCTGCTTGCCTCAAAGTCTCCTGGCCACGGATCATCTGCATGATAGCGCCGGAGACGCTGGAGCCGATCTGGTCGAAGGTCCGCCGATAGTCATTGTAGATCTCCCGATTGACGCTGCTCTCGATCTGCTGGCGCCGTAGGGCACTCTGACTTGTCAACTCTTCAAGCTTGCGTTGAGCCTCTGCAAAGGCTGTCGTTCCTTCATCATATGTGCCTCGAACTGCGGTAAGGTAACGCGTTTCGAGATCTTCTTTCTGCTGTTCGATCTGAAGAAGCCCCGCGAGCTCTTCTTCATGTGAAATCTGCGATGTGCGCGCCGCGTCCTTGACGGCCGCGTCCTGCTGTTTGAACCCATTTAAGGCGATATCATATTGCTCACGCGCATTAATTCGGGCAATAGCGAGGACGTCGTCACCCGACGCTTTCGCCATATTGGCTTGTTGCGCCAAGCTGGTTGAAACTGCCAAACCCATCGTCTCAAACGAAGCAGCGACTTGCGCCGCACCGGTCTTCAGAGTGCCTGTGGTCGATTGAAGCGCATCGGTTGCCTGTTGGAGGCCACTTTGCAAGTTTGTAATATCAGCAGAAAACTTGATGCTGACGTCATCTACCATAGCATTCATACCATTTAAGAGGAACGGACCTTCCCATTAGGGAAGCGCGTAATCAGACTTCCGATACCGCTCGGATCGCCCGCAACAGGGACGGGCTTTGGTGCCTGCGCGATACCATGAACACACGTCAAAATCTCATGTACCGGCGGAAATTCCCGCCAATAGGTGAAGAGTGCATTGACATCGAAGAGCGTCATCTCATCGACTTCCGACGGTGTGAAACCGCAGGAGGTCATCAATCTCGCGTAAATAAAATCGAAGTCTATGCGGACGGGCTCACGATGATCTCGTCCGCTGATACTTCCCCCGGGGTATGTACTCCGGATTTAGCTTCGATAAAGCCGCCGAGCCGCAACACGCTCGCCATGGCTGCACTGATTTCTGTTGCTGTGGCCTCGATATCTGGCAAGATGTCAATTGCGCTGGCGTGATCTCGCGCTAAAGCAATAGACACGATCGCAATAGCAGAGGCCACATTGTTTTTCCGATCCGCACTTTCCATGAGGATCGGCTCGATAGCTTGGACCTGCGAGAGGGTGAGTGGCCGCAAGCGCCACTCGTGATCTCCAAGCCGGATTGTCTCAGGCTGAGGACGCATCAAGAAAGCTCCGTGAAGGACCATGTCATGACTTCACCCGTCGCATCTGCGTAACAGGAAAAATCGAACTCCGGCATGGCAAAGTCTTCAAGTTTGGTCTGGAAACTGAGCTTACTTGAAACACAATTATTCAGTCTCAAGGAGACAGACTGCCCTTGAAAGGTCGTATAAAAAAGCGCCTGAAAGGTTGGGGTCGTTCCAAGAAGCGGATTGGTGACTGTCAGCTTCTGGCCTATGGCAGTCACAGTGTAAGTGTAGCTGATAAGCACTGCCTTTCCAGCATCCGCTGCGGCAAACGTATAAACACCTGAGGCGACAGAATACTGCCCGCTCACCGGCGAGGAGGCGACCTTCGTCAAAGGAAGCGCCGTGGCCGCATAAACAACGCCCGCGTCATCGTGAAAGCTCGCCGCATTGACAACCGAGACAGTATAGGTCGATGTCGCTGGAATAGTGCCCGCCTCTGCAAATGAGGTCGCCAGTTCCCCACTTGCTGGCGTTACACCGTAAAACAGATTGGCGAAAGCCATGCCGGAAATGCGGGCGACTTTCGCCTTACCTGTCGTCTTGATCGTTCCACGTGCGGCAACCAGCGGATATTGATATTGTCCGTAGATTTCCTTCAGCGTTGCGCTTTCTTCGATTGTGACCTCTTGCACGAGTCCGAAATTGACGGGCGTTCCATTCGGCACATCCGTGCGTGTGCCAAGTAATACACCGGATCCAAAGCTGAACATTGGATAGCACTCTCCTCGTTCGATTAGGGTAAAATCAGTTTGATGGGGACAATCAACAAAGCGTCTCCGTCGAGATCGCCTGGGTCTTTCATGATCCGGCCATCGATTCGGCAGCTATAGACAAGACCACCTAATGTATTGCGGCCGAGCAGCTGATCGCTGCCCTGTAATGTGAATATTTCATCGAGCGCATCTGTGACGTCATTGAGAAGCGAAGCTCCAATGACATTAGGATCCTTCGCGTTGAGGTAGATGAACAGTTTGAGCTCAATGACACGTTTGGCAATTGCGCCCACATCCCAGGAATAGGTTTCATAGCCGCCTTCAAAGACAAAGCAGGCGGGACGGCTTGCCATCGAGACATCCGTCCAGAGTTTGAGGCGACGCTGTGGTCCTGTGGTCCAGGAATAGGCAGACGCAAGGAGTGTCACGAGAGCCGTCAAGGCTCCCTCGCGTGAAGAAGACATGATGTTTCCTGGACTCAGTCTTGTGTCAGGGCGGCAAGAACGGAGGCTTTCAGATCCGCCGCAATCGCATCCTGCCTGTCAGCCAGGGCGTCCCCAAGATAGCCATGGGCTGGAATCACCGAGCCTGGATGATGAACCAGCTTCGCAAAGCGCTGTCCGCCAGTGCCTGCGAAAACCAAGGCCTTACGCCTCACAGCAATGATCTCATGTGCGGCCGTCTTGCCGCCATATTCCTGAATGGCGGCATAAGGAACGCCTTGGCTTTCCACAGTCCCTTCGAGATTGCCGGTATCGTCGCTGACGCTTGATACGATCGATGCCAAAAGCCGGCCAGATTGCTGCTCAAGCAAACCTCCGCTTAGGTTCTCTCGTACTTTTGCTTCCAATTGACGCGTCAGATCCGCAACGCGGTCTTCCAGGGCTTGTTCAAGGACAGCTGCGTCAATCATGGCGTGAGCACCCGGCAATAGGGTTGTAAGATACGGGCAATGAAGTCAGGTATATCTTTCACAATGAAACTGACTGTTTCTTGCCCCCCAAGCGATTTCGATGCCTGACCTATACGTGAGTGATAGGCATAGCGTTCTGCTATCCATTCCTTTGCAGCTAGCGCGATATCAAAAGGAACATAGCCGTAACTAATATTTGCGGATGATCCGCCATCTGCCGCTGCAAATGTGTAGGTTCCGCTGGAGACGCTATATTGCCCAGACATCGGAACACCGCTGACAGCGTTCAGAGCTTGGGCTTTTACGTCGATAACTCCGCTGTCACTGGCGAAGGCTCCATAAGGGGCCTGTACCGACACCGTATAAGGTGCACTAATTGGAATATTCACGATCTCATTGCTGATCTGATAGCCTGCAAAGTAAGATACAGAAATATTTTGCAGGCCCCGGCGGAAAAGACTGCCACGGAGATGCAGTCTTTGCATTCGCCCAGGCGGTGTTGCGTCTGGCGGATCCAAAACATAGCCAGCCTGGGACCCGCTTTCTGCCGAAAATATCTCACGACCGTCAATGAGGCAGGTCGCGATCGACTGCACTGGCCAATAGCGCAGTAAGATGGATGTGTCATTGCCGCCATCGATCATGTCCGTATAGGTTGTCGGAAGGATCGAAGGCCGGTCCATATAGGTGAGCACAGCACGGCTTACTTGCGAGATCAAAAGCGCGAGGAGTGCGTCGCCTTGCGTCCCATCGATCTCAAGCCAGGTTTTGACCTCGCTTAAAGCGACGAGGTCGAAAGGAGACGCCATGTGTTAGTCTCCCTTGTTTGTCAGAGTCGCGCCGTTCATCTGATGCCGTCGCGTCGTCTCTGCTAGGTCTCGCAAGTCATGGTTTGTGATCGGCAGTTTGATGCTGACACCATTAGCCCTGAGAAAAGCAAAGAGTTCCTGGCGGTTCAGAGATTCAATCGGCCCCTCGCCTGATTTGACATCCAATGGTTTCCGGTCCTGGATCTCTTTCAGAGGCTTTGGCTTAGGAATATTGTCAATGACATGAACAAAACCATGTGCGAGTAGAGCATTGGCAATATCTTCGTGTACATCGACGTGACCGAATTCATCGACGTGGATCGTCTGCTCGGCGTGAGACACCGATTCACAGCCCGGCGGGGCTCTTAATCTCATCAGAAACTCCTTAAGAGGGAACAACAAATAGAATGGGCTGTTCAGCCATTGCCAATATTGGTGATGACAGCGAGTGCAGGTGGAAAATAATGCTGCAGAATTTCATCCGCATAGATGCCATATTCATAGCGGCGAGACCGGAGCGGCCACTCGATCTGGTAATAATCCTGCCGGGTTCGGATCTGCATAATGTTGCCGACGCCAGCCAGCGGATAGGGCAGCATATTTGTGGTCATCAGCAATGTGCCCGCTGGCATATTGGGATGAACCTTGATCTCCAAAACACTGCCACCCTGCATCGAGTAGCGGTTGAGATAGGT